CAAGCGCACCAGTCCATCCCCCCTCGGCCAGCTGATCCTCGATCTTCAGTTCCATCTTATCCGAGGCTTTTTCTGCCAGCTCTTGCGCCCGTTTCTTCGCGTTCTCAACAGCCTCCTCCATCATTTTTTGGACTGTTCCCTGATCAACCTGTTCGCCCTGGGCCTGCATTTCCTGTATCTGAGCCTGAACATTCTGCATCAGTGCCTGCCGGATCGGCTCGGGCACCTCAGCAATCGGGGTTGGCGTTAAACCCCACGGACGCTCATCGACGGGCATAATAACGTCACGAATCCAGCTCTCTGCCGCTCGAGTCTTTGTAGTCGTTAACTTGATGTAAACCTCTGACCCACCGGTTTGACGAATAGCAGACAGCTTCTGATCGTCGTATTCCCCCTTGTGTCTACGCAGGCATTCCAGTAGTCGTTGTTCAACATCACGCTTTGCCTGTTTGTTGTTCTCCCAGCTCTGTCGTATATGTCCAGCTAAGCTGGATTCGACTGTGATCTTACGTTGCAGCTTTTCCTGCTCCATCGCCTGCTCGTTTTCATCACGAACCAGATCAGCGTCTGACTGCCAGTTCATTAGGCCCAATGTCATTGCTGGAACTCCTTCATCACACCGGCAATCACTGATCGTTCATTGTGTCGTCGCTGCATAGCTGCAAACATAAAATCAGATACAGATTCATGTACCGCGTTGAATGCTGATTCTGGATCTTTAGCGAACTGATTCACGTCGACATCAAACTCAATGATGAAATGGCCTTTCAGTTCAGCCATAATTTTGATCATGCGCTGGCGGTGATTGAATTGTGCATACAGCTTGCCAATATTCGTTGCGAATTTACCAGGCTGCACAGTCAGGTCATCCAACAACTTATCGATGCCCTGCACTATTTCATTGCCGTTTGTTTCAATCGTGCTCATGCAAAGCCTCTCCAGTTCCGTTTCGGCCGCGATTTGGCTTGTGCCCGTTGAAGTTGCTCAAGGGCAGGGCGAATAACGTTGTCGATGGGATGAAATGTCAAATTCAAGCTATCGGCCTTGTCCGGGCTGTGCTGCCCACGTTTTTTCATGTCCTGTTTTGATTCCATTTGGATGCGCAGCTTTTTGTCATATCCGTATTCAATCCCGGTGTAGTCGTCCAGCAATTCCCGGTCTCCTGCGGGTAGATCAGCAGACTGCAGCCAAATTTTTGCTTGACCCCAGAGCCATGCCCTCATGTTGATAAATTCCTCCGGCTGCGGTGATCTGCCCGCCGGCTGCACGTCAACGACTGGTAATTTGAATTTAGCGAGTTGGTCAACAACACCACCACCGACTCCAGGCCCGTCCACACAGATAGCCACAATGTTGCTATCGTCGATGAATAGGTCTCGGGCTTTAGTGGCCACCTCGACAGTATCCAGCCCACGATAAGCGTACTGGTAGTGGACTTTTGGGCCTTGGCGTAGCGTGATAACGCTCTGATCGTTACCGAACCGGGCAACGTCAACTCCCATAATTTTGGGGTACTGGGCGAACTCCTGGGGTTTTAAGTTGCGGTCCTGCGCCTCAACCACGACTGTCTCGGGGATAAACTGCGTGTCGCTGATACGGGGAAACTCACCCCGCACACGGACCCGGAAAAAATCGCTGTCATCGCCATAATCTTCCAGCCATTCAGCTATTTTCCGCTTGTCAGTCATTTTTGCTGTGCGGCTGTCTACTTGCCGAGTATTCCAGCGGTGTCGATACCGGCTAAAGCATTCTCTGAATCGTCCGGTGTTCCGCGTGGGGTTGCCAAAAACAAACCACATTGCGCCCGGCGTCGTCATCGCGCCTTCCGATACCTCCCAGATGATGTCGGGAATACCAGAGGCCTCGTCGTAGATGATCAAAACGTGCTGTGCGTGTTGTCCGGCGAACGCTTCGCTGTTGTGTTCGCTGTTCGGTACTGCTGCGGTAAACCAGGTTTCCGGGTGCTCATTGTGAAAAAACTTGGTGGCCGTCCAGGTAAACCAGTGCTTGTTGATTGATCGCTTATGCCAGACTGCCAGCTCCCTCCATGTTTTTGTCGATAGCTGGGTGGTCGTATTGGCGGTGATGATCCCGTTTAAATGCGGCCGGGTACTCATTGCCCATAAAATTATGATGGCCGTCAGTGCAGATTTACCGATACCGTGGCCAGAAGCCGTGGCGTCCTGAATTGCTGCCTCGGGGTCTACATCAAAACTTCCTGCGATACTCTCAAGAACGCCCTTCTGCCATTCGTCCGGGCCGTCCGGAAATTCCTCTAGCGGTCCTGGCTCACCCCAAGGGAAAACATACAGCGAGAACCCGTAGGGGTCATAGATAAACTGCGAAATGTCTTCGGCCAGCTCTTGCTCAATAGCATCGCTCATTTCTTGGCCTTGGCTGCCCGCTTCCTTGCCGCGTCCAGTATTTCAGCATGATCGACTTTAACGTTGATCTGTTCCTCAAACGCTTTCACGTCGACGTGCTTGCCAATCAGCTCAAGGTTTCTGAGCTTGTCCGGCCATTTGATCTTTTTCAGAATGGCTTCAATGCCTGGACCCGGGCCTTCCAGTTGTTTGATGTCGATGGCTGAAATGGACAAGCGCCAGGCTTTCGGCCATTCCCTTACAGACTTCAACGAATGGTCGACATCCAGGATGTCTGCCACGTCAAGCTGATCAATTTCAAAGAGTCGTTTCAGCACGTAATCGGCATCAACCTGTACTCTTTCTGAGCGATTTTGCTTGGCTTCGGTGATTGCGGCCTTGATTAAGGGTTTCTTTAGGTTCTCAGCTCCAATGTAAGGTGCTGTTTTCTTGCTATATCCAGCCCTCAACGCAGCATCACTGGCGTTAAGCGAGACAAGGTACTGTTCGACAAACGCCTGCTGCTTGGCTGTCAGCTTTTCGCTGTTACTCATGCAGGCCTCAATGGTTGCTTAGTTGAATAGAACTCAGTAAAAACCCCGCTCGGTGGCGGGGCTCTTACGGTGCTTACTCGGTGTATTGAGTTGCTACTTTCCGGGCATCTCACCCGGCTGGATTGGATCACCTCCTCACTCAAGGGCGCCTCACGGCGGGCCGGGAACATCGGGCGTCTCACGACGTGCCGATTCTGTGTCAGGCTGACTGTGCATCAGCTTGCGAATCTGGGTGATCTGGTTGTTGCAGGGGATTAACTCTCGGTCCCATACCTGCGATACGGTTTTCAATAGATCGCCTGTTTCCATGCCGTAGTGCATGTAACCGAGGCTGACCGGTGTGTCTGTTGGCTCAATGCAGGGTTTCAATAGCTCTGCCGGGATCTTCACATACTCAACGGGGCCCGGTACCGGAATGTACTCAGGAACCGTCGTGGTGATTACTCCGGGGTTGCTCGAACAGGCTGATAGCATTATCAGGGACGCGATGGCGCAAAGCCTCGTGCTCCGCTTTAAGCTCATCAATTTTCTTGAACTGGTGCTCAATGATTTCATTCGCGGCCTCGTTGATTCTCGCTGTCTCGACCAACGCCGCTTGCTCTAACTTATTCTGGTTGATCAGATCCTGGTTTCGCTTCTCTAGTCGCGCCTGCTGCTCATCGTAGAATGCCAGTCTGCGCTCGGCCGCGATCTCTTGTGCTTCATTGACGGCGGCTTGCTGCTTTGCGGCCAGCTCCAGGGCTGCTGTACGCTCGTCGTGGTATTGCTCCCGGTACCAGAGCAGTCCGGTCAGTAGAATCAGACACGCAGCGAGAAATGGTCTGGCTTTCAATAGCTTGCCTGCGGCGTATAGGAATTTCACTTAGTAACACCCTTCTTAGCCAGCTCCTCGACTGCGGTGTTGCCGTAGTAGCCAATGATCAGGGTTGCCGGTATGCCGTATGACCAGCCAATGACGACGCCAAGGGAGGAAACTGCATCGGTCTTCCAGAGTGCCAGGCCTGCCCATAGGAACGTCTGAACGATTGACCAGACTATGCCCGTGTAAAACCCGGCGCGTCGGTGTCTCCACCATCTACCCGGATTTGGGTGCTGTTCGCTCATGGGTAGTCTGCCCGGATCTGACGAATGTCGATGTCGTATTCAGTGCCGGTCAGCGATTCCATGACTTCACGAAACGCATCACGGCTACTTGTGACTGCCCACTTGTCGTGAATGAAGCCCAGGCCTTTGCCGACGGCGACACAGCCCTCGACGTTTTCCATGTGGTTGCCCGGGTGAATCATTATAAACGTGCGGGTTGGAACTTCTGTTATCTGCCAGCCTTCGGTGTATTCGCCGGCACTGGTGCGCTCAACGACTGGGCTGTACCGCTTGCGCATGACATAGCGGCCCTCGGGTATGCAAGAGACATTCTGGCGGTTGCCCATCCAAGGGCGCTCTACGGTGAAGCAGGAATAGCCGTCTTTCGGGAGTATCATGCTTCCGAACGTGCCCATTGGTGAGTATGCGAATCTCTGTAATAGGATCGTGGCGCGTGACATAGGGTTACCTGCTGCTAATTATTTGATCCAATTTGCTGTCGATGCCCTTTAAGTCTTCGCGGACTT